AGCTCGATTACTTTTTCGACCACCAAATGCAGTTATCAGCCTACCGAATGGGGTTTGAGATGCCCAAAGCTCGGTGTGCCATTGTTTATGTCAACGCCCTACAAAATAAAGCTAAACTAGTAGAGATACCTGAAGATGACCTGAGAATTGGGTGGGAATGTTTTACCCATTTGTTAGCGTTTTATAGGGCAAAGAATAAACTATAATGATTACGGGGTGGCGGCAATCCCCCTGCCACAATCTCCTTCACACAGAGGGCCACCCCACCTTACAACGGGCGAAAGTTTGTATATAGAAAGGCCAGTAAGTATGCTTTCTCAACAAGTAGCCCACCTTTTAGGGCGGTTAAGCAAGCGTTAGAGGATGCTTGGATAAAGGGTTTTCTTGCTTTCCCCCCAATTTAGCCAAATCTACGCCCTGTTTTTTTATACACTAGGGAAACTACCTAGTTGCACTATATGTTAAGTTGGCTTAATATTTAATCGTTGTTTAACTAAGGGGGATTTATGAAAGACTTTTTATTAGGTATGGTTGCAGGTGTGTTGGCATTTGGCATACCTGCTATTGTGTATGTGTGGAGAACTGGGGGTATATCATGATTGGTACTGTAACGATTGGCGATACGCCTGTTGATGTATATGGCACAGAATGTCCTTCTGAACCTGCTGTTGGCATTATGGGCAATTATGTTGAGATTGAGGATTTAGAAGTAGGCGGCATTAGCATCTATGAGATGGTCGCTAATAACCCAATCTTTGACCAAATACAAGAAGCAATTAACGATATGGTGAACTCATGAATCCATTTGTAGCTACAATTTTATTTGTGTTATTTGCAGTAGCGTGTACAACTTTAGGTTATGGTTTAGCGAGCTATCTATGAACATTCCATACAACAACGGCAAGGTCAGCATTGGTAAGTATTATGTGCCACCTAAGTATGTCGAGAAAGACGCAGATATGCTTGAGCTTCAGTCTTATTTAATCCACGACCCAGCCCGTCTTAATAGGGCGTATTGGACTGAAAAAGGTCTGTTGCTACTAGGACTCTTTATTGTCTTGGTTATATTCCTCAAGAGCTAGTTTTCTAGCATCCTCAACCCGATTAAGCCAGCCTTTAATAAAGCGAGCTTGGTCGGGCTTTCTTGCAACTATGCCTTGATAGAAGTCTGCCCTAGCGTCTGAAAACTTTGCAATAAGGTCTTTAGGGTTTGCATCATTAATTGCTGCCATAGTTTTAGGCCCGATAACTCCATCACTAACGCATCCGATTGCCTGTTGTAGCGTCTTAACGCTTCTGCCTGTGCCTGCATTAACGGCAAAATCGAATACCACATAATCTAAGCCTTTCGGTAGGACTTCACAATAACTGGAGTTCCAATACTTTAGTTTATACATTGAGCCGACCTTTTCAGGGGTCAAGGCTCGCATATCAGCTTCGGATACAGGATGCCCTACAAATTCTTCCCAAACACGCTTAGTAACGCCTAAATTGGTCATACCGCCAGAGTCTAGGGGGTCATTAACAAAACCGCCCTCGTGCTTTAGGATGCGTTTTAAAGACTTCTCAAACTCGCCTGTCATTTATTTTTAGCCCTAATTTCAGCTATTTTTTCAAGCCCTCTTGACCCAAAATAGAAACCGAACGCTAGTTGGCCCCATTGACCCAAGAGCATTGTGTAGTTGTCGTTTGTATTAATTCCAAACGCTGACATAACTGCAAATATTATGTAAGCAAAAAACAACGCTATTAAACTTAAAGGTCTAATGTTCTTGGATAACCAAGAATCACTACCCATATCTGCTTGTTGGCGTTTAGTTAGTTCTTGGGCTTCAATATTGTCAGCATTGAGTTCAGCCAACCTGCCCTCTTGTTGCATCTGTAATAGTTCTTTTTGAGCTTTGGCCTTAGCTTCGGGGTCAGGAATAAACTTGTCTAGGACTTTCATCCCAACATCAAATAGTGCCATCAAAGGTATCATTTATAACCCCATACTAAAAAATAAGCTATTACGCCAGCTACCGCAAAACACCAAAACTGTGCATTTCTAGCTTTGTTTAAATCTTTGTTAAATTCTTTCTGAAACTCTTTTTCTTGCTTCTCTAACTTAGCTTTTAGGGCTTCGACTTCTGCCCATCGTTTGCCATACTTTTTTAAAAAATCTGCTCTAATCTGTGCTTCTTCTCGTCTAACCCGTTCTTCGTGTTCCCATTGAATTAATACCCGTTTTAGGAATAATTCTTTGCGTACTTCGTTTTCTCGTAATTCCCTGCGTCTATCTATGTTCCTTTGTACTGCAACATCGGTGGCTTCTTTTTGTACATTCTCGATACTTTTAGAAAGTTCTTTAGCCGATTGACGGCTTGTATCAAGGTTACTGGTTAGGGTTTTAATCCCTTCGTGAAGTTCCATAGTTTCATTTTGGCAAAGACCACCCATGAGTTGTTAGGTAGGCATAGCCTAAACCAGCTACAAAGACATAAAACAATGTTCGTATAGAGAACCAACCAAACTGGGTTACTTTCTCGTTTAACCACTCTTTAATGGCTTCTTTGACGATTTCTTTTTCAATTTCGTTAGCCATTTTTCTTCCTAACAGTAGGAGTTTTCTTGACAGCAGGTTTTCTTTTAACCGCAGGTTTTTTGGGCGTAGCCTTTATTGTGCCTTCCCAATCATTGAGAATAGTAAGCCAATGCACCTTTTTGGTGTAGCCCATCTTATCAAAAACCCAGTCAATTATGAACATGATTTACTCGTAAAGAATATTGATTGAGCCAGCGTCAAAAGTATCTGTGCCATTGACTGTGGTAATGCGTACTCTGTCAAGAGTGCCACCTAAAGAAGAAATTGAACCACCTGAAGCATTTAAAAATCCATCTTGACGAGATAAAACACCTGATGTTACCCAAGCATTTGTTGTGTAATTGCAAATAGGAATTATGCCTGTAAGATTATTTGCGGCTGCTGCTGGGATTCCAACAATAAAACCAGCGGTACTTGTTGCTTCGCTACCTCTGGTGCCTACACCACTTAAGTAACCAGTAGAAACAATACCGCCCGAAGTTCCTAATTGAATTAAAAAGTTACTTGTACCATTAGTAGAAACACCAATAATCTCAACAGTAATCCGCTTTACCCAGCTAGGGATGCTAGTAAAATCAATGCTTGTTCCACTTGTAGAAGCAACTGCTGTACCGCTAGTTAAAACACCTACACCTGTAGGAGTACCAGCAAAAGTAGGAGTAGTTAAAGTAGGTGTTGTTAAAGAAGCACTTGTAAAATTAGGACTATCGCCCGATATAGAAAGTGGCATATTAAACCTCGTTAGTTGGTTCTACTGGAGTTTCAGCAGGAGTTTCAGCAGATGCTTCCGCTTGTGCGGCAACAGCGGCATCGTAAGCGGCTTGTTCTTCTGCTGTGTACTCCACTTGAGTTACTTCGCCTGTTTGTACATCTACAACGATTCGGTGTGTCATATATTAGCCCTCGTAAAGAATATTGATTGAACCAGCGTCAAAGGTGTCTGTTCCGTTGACTGTAGTTACACGAACTCGGTCTAAAACGCCACCTAATGTAACAGCCCCTACAGAAGTAGCCATTGAAGCCGCACTAGTAGTCGGGCCGACAAGACCTGATTCTACATATGTGTTTGAATTAAATAATAATATTGTTACTGACCCAACATAAAGGCTTGCTGACCCGATGTTGTTACAGACAATAAATCCTGCGGAGTTTGCCGATATACCACCCCCGCTGTTAGTTTGTCCTGTATAACCGCTTGTTGTTACAGAGCCTGAACCAACTTGAACTAAATAATTAGATGTACCGCTAGTTGATACACCGCTATACATAACAGTAATCTTCTTAACCCAGCTAGGTATGCTAGTAAAATCAATAGAAGTGCCTGAAGTAGAAGCTACAGCAGTTCCGCTAGTAATTACACTACCGCCAAAAGTTCCACCAATAGTAACACCAGTAGAAGCTACTGTTAGTCTAGTAGTACCATTACTTTGTAGTTCGATTGTTCCACTTGTATCAGCAGTTTGTACTAAACCGCTTGATGTGGATGCGTTTAAGGTTACGGACATAGTTATTCCTTATTCATACAAAATGTTAATAGTGCCAGCATCGAATGTGCTAGTGGTAGCTACTAAAGATAGTCGGTCAAGAGTTCCCGATAGTGCAATCCATCCGTTTGATATGTTTAATGCTGCTGTATCTGTATTTCTTACAACCGAACCTGTACATTGCCAAGTATTTCCAGTTACATTAACAAGAATAAACTGACCTGTAACAACAGTTCCAGCCGCACTAGCTGAAAGACCAGCTATTCCTTCAGGAGATGCTCCAAGCGAATCAAGGGATACCGCAGGAGTCGTAGCAACGCCAACTAAGCCACCAGCGTACCCAGTTGTAACTAAACTACCTGCACCAATTCTTATTCTTGCAACGCCAGCAGCAGCAAAACTAATGCCTGTCATTGTTACAGTAATCCGTCTTACACCAGCAGGAATGTTAGTAAAATCAACAGAACTACCGCTTGCAGTTACGGCAGTTCCGCTAACTAAAAGACCTACTGTGCCGTTAAAGGTTGGCAAAGTAAGCGTAGTAGTACCAGCTACCGCTTGTTCCTGAAGCGTACAGCTTCCGCTAGTTGAGCCTAATAAGACAATAGACATATATTTTCCTTATAAAACGACCCAGCGACTACCGCTAGGAACAGTTACCACGACACCACCATTAATTGTAATGGGTGAAACAGTCGATGCGTTCTTTCCCGTAGGAATTTGATAGGAAGCCGTTACGACTTGGCTATTTTCCACAAATACTTGGTCACCGCCATTACCTGTTGCTCCACCGCCAATTTGTGACCATTTTCCAACAATATAAGAGCCTACAACGCTTGCCGATGCAGCAGGGTCAGTAGCCATAACATAAGTAAAGGCAGTTGGGGTTGTTACTGTAATACTAAAAGCCCCGTTATAAGCACTTGGAGTAGCACCGCTAACTTGAACAAATGTGCCTGAAACAAGGTTATGAGCCGTTGTAGTCGTTAAAGTAGCGGTAGTTCCAACATTAGTAATAGAACTGATAGTTTGGCCACTATAGGTTGAATATCCCTCAAATTGCTGTAGGCTAGTGTTATAGCGTACCGAACCCACAGCAGGGGTAGCAGAGCGTTGAGCAGTCGTTCCATTTGGTAGCTTAATTTGCCCTGTGCTATTAAAAGAAGCATCACCAACGACTGTTAGGGTAGAAGAGCAAGTAACCGCACCACCAAAAGTAGGGGTGTTAAATTGGGCGTAATTAATACCATCGTTACTAGTTGTGCCAGTAGCAAGGTTTGTGACCTTATTACTGTTCATGTTTAATGGCCCTGTCATTGGGGTTTGACCATCTGCCGCTACCGAATCCGTCATAGCAGAAGCCAAGTCATTCATGGTGTTATTAGCCCATGTTGACGAGATAATAGTTTGGCTAACTACTGGATTGCCTGCTGGGAGTGTATAGACCCCTGACCCGTTTCTACTCATTTTTGATTCTCCGTACTTTGAATTTTAGCGGATGCTCCACCTAAAAATGGCGAACCACTACGAATTGTATCGGCTAATTGTTGTGCCCATTCAGGTCGTCTAGCCATTAAAGATGTGGTTGCTCCCCTAGCAAAATAAGGCAAAGTTCCAACTCCTAATGCTGTTGCAACATATGGGTTTATTAAACCACTTGCTGCTGCTCCACCAGCACCACCTATTGCAAAAGGTGTCAATAAACGCCCTGCTGTGCCAGATTCAGGATATTTATTAGGTAAAACCTTTTCTGCCGCATCAGCCAAATCTTGCATGATTGCTGTGCCAGTAGCATATTTATCCTTGCCTGAAGAAATATCAGTTTTTCTTACAGCAGCCGATAGTTGTGCTGGGCTAAACATTTCTGTTGTGTTTGCCATAGAACCAGCAGCACGAATACGAGCATACCTTGAAAAAGCGGTATTAATATTTGCCAATCTTTCTGCATATTCGGGGTTGTTTCTTGCCAATGATTCACGAATATCGCCAATCATTTTTTGGTAGGCTTCACCCATTAGACGCTCATCCGTATTACCTGAGCTTCCAAATTGTTTGGCTAATTTGCCAAGTTTTTCTTCTACTATTTTGAATGTTTTGCCTTCAATTTTTCCATCTATGGTGTAGTCATTCAATATTTTATTTACAGTATTAGTTACTTTTGTGGCATTGTCGGTAGTTAAACCATCTATTTGAGAACCAACATTAGCCAATTTTTTTTCTAAATCAGCATCACGAACAAAAGTAATTTTAGGCAATACATCATCGTAAGCGTTTGTAATTTCTTTTTTGACAAGCCTTACGCCTTCTCGACCAACATTATCGGGCACTTTTCCTTTAATTGGTTCAAGCACTTGTTTAAAAGCAGCTTTGTTAAATTCTTCTATGCCTTTAGTTCTAGCAAAATTAATAACATCCCCAATAATAGGAATTGATGTCATTTTATCTTCAAAAGATTTAAGATAACCGCCTGTTATTTGTGCAGGCGTTAAATTTACGCCTTTATCAACAAGTTGTTGAACTTCAGGTTTAATTCTAGGTCTAAGCATTGCTGCAAAACGCTCACCCAATGCACCGCCACCAGCACCTAAAGCTACATCCATAGGCAATCTTTCAGCCTTTTGTTCATAAAACTGTTGACCTGTTTCACCTGTTTCTATAGGTGTAGTTGCTCCTATAATTGGAGCAGTTGTAGCACCACCAATAGCGGCTCTACCAGCTTGATACGATTTTGGAAAATTGGTTGCCAAAGAACCAAAAGTAGGTGCTAAACGCTCAAAACTTGGTAACATACCAATTCCTTTTTGAACGCCTTTATAAATTAATCCTGATGGTGCTAAAGCTCCAGTAATTTGACCACCACCAAATGCTGTGGGATTAGTTTGTTGATATGGTGCAAATTGTTGCCCAACTTGTTGTGCTAAGTCACTTGTACCTAAATTGCCACCTGTAACTAATTGAGCAGTTCCCAATATTGGGTCAACAATACCGCCTTTAATAGTTCCAGCAGTAAATGATTCTAATGGGCGAGGTTGAGTTTGCACATTAGTTCTGTCAATCATTCTTGGGCGACCTGTTGCAGCACCACCAGCAGTAGAAGCCCATTGTGGATATTCTTCTAAAACAGGCTCAGTAGGTGCAGAAACTTGCACAGATGCCTGTGGTTCAGCATTTCCTTGCATTCTGTTATATCTAGCAAGAATTTCGCTTTGAGTCAGATTGTCAGGCACATTTGTAATAACTGTGCCGTCAGGCATCCTTACATCCATATCTGTCCTTATTTTGGCAAACTATTAAAATCAACAACTCTGCCACCGCTTTGCAACTGAATAGGGCCAATGCCAGTACCTTGTATAGCTTCTTTAGGAATATTTGGTAAACGCTTATTCCATGTATCAATAGCGGACTGTGCAACGGATTTTTCAATTCTAGCCAATTCACGCAGAGTATTGGAGTTAAGTTCAATAGTGCCACCTTTAACTTTTTCCAAAAATTGTCGGTCTTTATCAGTAAATCCTTGACCCGCACCAAGCCCTGAAGCCTTAATAGAATCAAGAACAATCTGACCACGATTTGCAACTAGTTGTTCAGTATTTTTAATAATTTCATTATTGTTAGCACCAGCAACATTAAATGCTCTTGCAAGATTAAGTTTGTATTCTGCACCCAAACCTGTAATTGCACCTTTATTTAATAATTGCTCAGTATTTAAAGCGTTTTGATAAATAGCTGGTGCTTTTTCGGCAATACTATATTTGCCTAAATCTTCTTTAGCTATTCCTTCACCAAATGCTCCTGTGTAAGCCTTTCCAGTATTTACAGTTAAATTAGTTACTGGTGGGCCTTTTTCTGCTTTTGCGGTTATGTCAACAAGCTTTCTTTGTTCATCAGTCCATTTGCTTGAATCTGTTGGTAATCCTAAACGAATTGCAATAGATTTTAGGTCGGATGGCAAAACCATTCCACCGCCACCAGTTTGAGTAAATTTAACTTCACCGCCAGCAAAAGATGGAATATTAAATGTTTCGCCTTCTTTAAATACTCTTGGTTTTATTAATTCAGCAGCTTGTGCTTTAGCCCATGCAGGTGCAAGAGGGTCATTCGCAATTTCAAACGCTTGTTGATAATTAGGCCCAGTTGCAGGGCTAATCATTTTACCTTTTACTGTTTCGTAGGTTTCTGTTGGAATATCAGGTTCATAAACTGCTTGTTTACCTTGCATTGCACCAATATATTCTTTGCCAAGTCGTGTTTGTTCGCCACGCAATTTTTGGGCAAGTTCTAGTTGTTTCTTTTCAACATCAGCCAAACCTTTTTGACCGCCATAAACGCTCAATAGGTTAGCTAAACGCTCTGTAATGGCAGGGGCTACAAAACGCCCACTAACCATTTGTCCTTGAGGTTGTTGCATCCCTTGTTGCAATAGCATTTGGGATAGTTGGCGTTGGCGGTCTAAGCCAAGAACTTCTTGCTGATAGGGGTTGTTTGGGTCAAATGTTGCCATAATTGTTCCTTAAAACCATTGCTAGTTTCATTAAATCAACATCATTATCTTGAATATCTTTTGGTTCAGGCATAGCAAAAAATGGGGGCTGTCTAGTTATATTCATTTGTGGAATAATTGCTTGACCACCACCACTTTTTCCACCACCCATATTCATTAATTGTCGAGCTAACATATTGTTAGAACCCATTGGTGAAGCAGAAGCATTAAATTGGTCATACAAACCTTGTTCATTGTTTCCTACAAGATTTTGATAAAAACTTGGGTCACCAGCATCAACGCCTTTAGATGCGGCTAATTGATTTAAATATTCAGGGCTAAACGATGTTTGAAAATTTGGGGATGTAAAATTGCCACCATTTACACCTAATGATTCTAACATTCCATTTCCAGTTAAAGAACCAGCACCACCACTTGAGCTACCCATTGCTTCCATAGCCATAGGGCCACCATAATAAGCAGCTACTAAAGCAGCAGGAAAGCCCCAACTTGTATTAAAAGGCATTTCTCTACGCATAAAGGTATCGGCTTCAGCAAAGCCTTTACCAATCGGTTTGGTGAGAAAATCTAAATTCATGGGAGCAGCCCGTAATTAACGACTTTATAGCCGTCATCTAGTGTAGTAACGGCATACGGGAATACTTGCTCTACTTCTTGTGCCATAACCCCAACATGGACTCCATCGCCTGCTAATGGGTGGGATTTAATCTCATCAACATATTCAAAGCTATATAAGGTCAAGCCGTTAGGCATTACACCTACAGGTTTAATGTTTTCTTTTAAGCGAATGTCTGAAAATAAACTACCTGCTTTAGAAAATAACCCAGTTGGCCCAGTAAATGTACCTGTTGGTGACATCAATGCTGCACCTGCTAAGTTAAATAAACCCCCTGTCATTGCCGATTGATTTGCTAAATTAGCGTTGTAACCACCTAAATTGTATTGCCCTTGTGCTTGTGCAGCACTCAATAAATCAGGGCCAGCAGTTGTAGCTTGCATAGGAGCATTAATAAAACTTGGTGGGGTTACTTGAGAACCGCTACGCAAAGCACTTAATACATTTAATGGCTCATTGCGTTGGTAAGCAAGTTCACCAAAACGGGCTGCTCTAGCTCTTTGACCTACATCAAAACCTTGTGTAGTTGCACCAAGCATTAAATCATTTTGTTTTTGCTCAAAATTTCGTATTGCTCGGTCATAGGCTTCTGAACCAATTTGAATACCTTGATTAGCTAATTGTTGCTCTAATCTGTCCCGACCTTGTTGCATAGATGGAGCAAGCCTACGCAAATAAGCATCTGTGTAAGTTTCGCTAGGGTTAATACCTAGACTTGGTAATTGATTTAAGTCAAAAGGTTTATCTAATTGTTGACCTACATATTTAAGGGCTGTGCCACCAAGTTCACCTGTGCCTATGCTTAATTTGTTGCTTAAATCTAATATCTGCTGTTGAGCAGGGCTTAAAGTTTGTGTAGCAGTCCACATAGGGTTGCCATACGCATCTTCGCCAGCTTGGGTATAAGTAAGATTGCCGTAAGGGGTTACTTGATTAATTCGATTGGCGGCAGCAGCTTCTCTAGCAGCTTCTTTGTTATATTGTGCTGTAGCTTGTGCTGCACCTGTGTAATCGGGTGCTGGCGGTGGGGCAGATTGTTTACCACCACCTAAAAGGCCACCCACAGCATTTCCGACTGAACTAATTGCGTTGCCAACAAAACTCATATTAAGCTCCTAATACCTTCTTTAAAGGGGCGTTTAAGTGTAGCCATCTACAATCATCAGCCCTCATGCTAAAAATCACCAAATCACCCTGATTATGGGCATCTGCAATTAAAGCAACTTCTTTAAAGCCAAGTTTTCGGCAAATATTACGGGATTTTTCATTACTACCCGCAACTGTGGCTATTATAACCTTTAGATTCAATTTGTTAAAGGGATAATCAAATATCGCCCACAAGTAATCTTTGTTAAAAAAGCCATCACCTTCGCTTGCTATGCTTATATTGCACGATTTACCCACAAAATTGTTGTAAGACACTACTGACCGCAATACACCATCAATTTCTTGCCCAATACAGCGTGTTTCGGGTGGTGTTTTGCCACCTAGTTTCTCAGATACCCAAGCACATAAATTAGCTTGGTTTTCCGTAGTAACCTTTCTCACAGAACCGCACCACGCTCCATTACATAGTCTGTACTAGCCCACCGAACATCAATATCTTGCGATGCAATATTTAGAATAATCCCTGCTGCATAGCCTATACCTGTCACGCCTTGCCATTGCTTAGAAATGGTATTTCCACCACCCCAATCAAAGTCATCCCATGTAGAAGTATCCCAAATACCCACAGAAACTAAAGCAGGGTTAAAACTGACTTGTCCTATGTTATTTTGGGTATCAAAATCGGTGTTAATACCGCATAAAACGGATGGTGTGCCATTATCGGTAAAAAGGATAGGGCGTACCATAGTAAAGCGTTTTAACTGCCCCCTAGCGTCAAAATAGCTATATGCTTGCTGGCAGGTAGCCTTGATATTAGCGTCATTGTCCGATAAGCCATCATAGAACTTACCAACAAAGCCATTACCGCCAAAGTACATATTTTCGTCATAGACTTCAAAGCAAGTGGCGTTTATGCCTGAAAAACTAGCCCATGCCTTAGTAATGTTGTGCATTACATACTGTTGTTGACCGCCAATTACAGGAATATTGAATATCAGCATATTCTGTTTGGCGTAATAGTGGATTTGCCACCCAAATTCTGCGTTGTAAAGGTCTGCGGCTTCACTTACAGCGTAGTAAATCTTGTCTGTAATGTTAATTCGGGGGTCTAAACGGGATGATTGTAGGGCAGAAGCCAATGGGATTATGCCATCTTGAGTAATTAGCAATAAATCGCCTGCAAACTTGAAAAAACAGCGTCTAGCAAAGACTTGACCGAGTTGCCATACCCCAATTAATGCCCAATCGTTAGGGTCAGATGGGTCAGAACCCTTAAAAACAATGGCTTCCCCGTTATTGGTGATAAAAACAGCGTAATCATCTACCCCGTAGCCTGCATCGAGTGTCCAAGTACCCATTGCCATGATGTAACCACCATTACGAGCAATAGCACCTAATGGATATGAGGTTGCAGCACCGCTAATAGCATTTACGCCTAAATACCAAAAGTTTAAAGTGTCTTTTTCTACAAAATACAGGCGGTCTTTATGCAAATTAACATGAATTAGGTTACTAGAATTAACGCCAGTAATGAATTTAGCGACTGTGTAAGACCCTAATGGGCTTGCAGGGCTAGTAGCTGGGGCTGAAAGTGCTGTATAGGTAAAAGTCGTGCCGTTAGTAACAGTAATTCTAAAAGTTCCGTTATATTGGGATGGGCTTGCACCCGTAATGGTGACTTGATTTCCTGTGACTAGACCATGTGCAGCACTTGTGATTACAGTACAAGTTGTGCCTGATGATGTAAGACTACCAATAGTTTGGGCAGTTGATGTTGTAGCGTATTTAATCCAGTTTGTGCCATCATAAATAAGGGCGGCATCCGTTCCATTAACAGCCGTTAAGAAGTTACCACCTGTAGTTGACGCATTAACATACTGCCATCTATCGCTACCTTGCCCTGTAACAACAGAAGTTGCTACACCAGCACTAGAAACATCATAAATAACGCTTCCAGCCGCAGCAAATAGTTTGCTTGTAGAGCCGCCTGAATACTGCATTAGGGTATCAACTTGTCCTGTGATGCCCGTAGCGTATTGGGTATAGCCTTTTCTAAGCTGTATTTGAGATGGGGTAGGAAAGAAGTTATTAAGAACCACCGCATCCATTGGGTTCATTTCAGCAACAGAATCCCTAGCGTTCCAACCCCCAATAGGGGCTGGCACAGAAGCGGTAACTGCTCGTCTTTGTTGAGCTACCGCCATTATGTTCCGTAGCCTGAATCAGGTATGTTAGCGTAACCAATTAAGACTTTGCTTGGGTATGGTGCAAACGATAAGGTAGCAGAACCTTTGTCGTTGGCTTTAGCAACATTTAAATAACGGAAATAGTCTTGTTGCAATGCAGTAGTATCAAACCCTTTGATTTGGAAATACTTAAGTTTTGTACCTAAAACCAAGACTGTATCGTCAAATATGGTCGTATCGGTATCCACAGTAAAGCTGTTTTTAACTGCATCAGCAGCACTTCTAGCCCAACCTTTTGAGCGGTATTCAAAACCTAAATACTCTTGTGTGTTATATGGTGGCCAAATTTGGAACTTATCGCCTAGAATACGCCACCTAATGCGTGGGCCTGTTGAGATATAACCCGACTTAAGCCATTGCCATTGTTGTGCATCTTCAGGGCCAAGCATCTGCCAATGTTTTGTTTTATCCCAATGCGTATTATCCGTAATCGTTTCAAAGTCATTGGGTAAGGGGTACTTAGTCTGCGAAAAGGTAAAAGTCACGCTAGTATATGTGCCACTAGCAAACTGGCTCATTACAATAGTAGATAAGCCTGTGCCTGAGTTGTAAGTTACGCTTGACACATAGGTATCTTGGTTAATGCCTGTGCCTGTAATCGTAAAGTTACTCGTTAAGGCTGTAGCGTCACCTGTAACAATAATGTTATAACTGGCGTTGCTAATTGTATCGCCTACAAAAGTCTGTGCATCGGTATAAAACCGATACTCCAACTGTAGAGCTTGCCAATCATATTCTTTTACCAAGTCATAGCCTTGACGATTCATTAGGGCTAGAACCTGTTGAACATCCTGATTAGTATTACCAGCCACATAGGTAGGAATAGCAAGGTTTAGCTCGCTAGTGGTCTGCTGAACAAGTTGGAGCATCGTTGATGACATATTAGACTTTCTCTACGACCTTTGGTTTACGAGTTTTTTTCTCACCAACTGCCGCAAGTACAGCCGCCATTTGTTCTTGCATTAGGGCGAGCTTCGCATCAGTTTCAGCCTTTATTTTAGCAGTTTCCTCGTCTTTTTTGGCAAGTTCTTGCTTTAACTTATTAATTTCTTCATCCCGTTTACTAGCGTCTGCGGTTTCGGTAGCAAGGTTTAAATAGCTTTTAGCCTTGTCCCTAAATGTATGTGGTTGCATACCCGCAATCATTCCAATACGCTGTAACTGGTAATCTGAAGCATTAGCAATAGATTCGACTGTATAAAATTTGATACCTTTTAACTCTTGGGCTTGGGATTGACTGATTAAAGTCCATTGTTCTAAAGGTGTGCCCATCATATCGCTACTAGAGTCTTGACTAGCTTGATATTGAAGCCATTGCTTTGGAAAGCGTTGTGTGTGGCTTTCTCGTGCAAAAGTGTCAATTTCAGTTAAGTTATCTCCAGCAACCATAATGCGTACAAAGTCAAAATCTTTAAATATGGGTCTGCCAGCTTCGTTAGATTCATGTTCAAGTTGAACGGCTCGCTTGTAAAACTTAACTGCCAAGCGTGAATCTGCGTCTTGGTTATCGCTATCTATTGCCATGTAATGCTCCTAAGTGGTTAGGGTTAAAAGAAAAAAGGGCTACCCCGTTAAGAGTAACCCTTTGTTTTTACTACAAAAGTGTATTAAACACTAGCCTTGCTAAACCAACCATAATCGCCTGATGCCATAGAAGCACCTGCCAAGTATGTTCCTGCACCCAAAGTAACTTGGAATGTAGAAGCGTTAATTACACAGGTAGCGGTTGATGCCGCAATAGCGACACCAGCTTGTGCAAACACATAACGCAAGCCATCATTACCAAAAGTTTGTGTTCCCAAGGGAGCAAAATTTGGAATTGCGATAGCAGTAGTGCCGTTAGTGTATTCAAAGCTGTCAGGAGTGACATTGTTTAAATCAACTCCTGCAATAGGAAGAACTGAATAAGCCATGATAATTTCCTTTTTTTAGGTTAATTGATTAAGTTGTCAAAAGACCCTGCAACTGTGCGTTGCTTGTCGTCATATTGCCAGCAAATCCATACAATTTTACAATCGCATCTTGGTTAATGGCTTGACGCTCACCACCGATAGGTACGAAATTACGCTCTTTGTGTGGGCGGAAGAAGATGTAATTGGTGTTCAAGAGATACATATAGTTTGTATTTTCTTGAGCCCCTATGCCGCCTCCCAAAACGACATCAGCAGAGGTTCCTCCGCCATAAAACTTAAGGGATGCAAAACCTGCTGCACCACTTTCTTCGGTAGTAATACGCTGAATCGCTTGTAATGCGTTTACAAAGTACTGATACAAATTGTTACCAGCGATGTACAAGTCAGCCTTGTCTGTGCCACGAATCTGCTTGATAGCGGCTTCGGTCATCTTAGCAAGCATTGTTGCTGAAGTTGCACCTGTGGTAATTTGGTTACGCCAAAAAGTAAAGTTGGCACGATTAATACCACCATAAGTACCTGTGGTTGGGGAAACTGCTACTGCGGCAGCCAAACCATCCACATTCTTACCGCCATTACCTGTTCCGTCACCATACAAATCGCCTGAAATGCGGTTCAATAAACGGGCTTCAGAAACTTGCATACGACCATCAATCAGGTCAATGATTGCTTCTTTAGAACTGTTTTGGAGCATTTCTAAACCACTCATAGTTACAGATGCAGCGTACTGAGCAATTTTGAACTGAGCGGCCGAGATTGGGCTATCAGGAGTAATGTTCAATACTTCATATCCGCTATAGGAACTAGCGTTGTTAGTAGTTGTGTCATCATAGAAAATTTCTTCAAGAATGACATTACCACCTGAGAATGGGCGTACATTGCCCTTAGAGTTAAGTCTTTGCAGAATCGCATTGTTCTGCGTTAAGTTATCAGCCAATTCACCGCTACGACTTTGAATGGTGGTAGCGATAATATCGGTGATTGCTGAGTTTGCAAATGCCATGATATATCCTTTATTAAGTTAAGTTAAAGCCTACCGCTCTCTGCATCGGCTAATCCAGCCATCAGTAGAGAACGCCTATCCTTTGCTTCGACTTTCGCTTGTGTTCCGTTAGGAGTAACGGATTTTGGGCTAACAGCCGTTGCTTTAGCTCTTGCTACTTGAGATGCCTTAGATGCTTGCGTGGTAGCTTGTTTTAGGAGTTTTTCCTGTTCAAACTTCCATGCTTCATCGTTCATACGCACCGCTTTTGCGTAAGCCGTTTCAAGGTTTTGGGCCTTACCTAGCTCAAGTAGTTGAGCCATTTCTTCCCTCACCAAATCAAAGTGCGGAAACCGCTCTTTGTCGCTTCTTACTCGTTCAATTTCATTACTTAAACGAGCTTGTTCTTCTTGCTCAAACCGCCCTTTAATCGTGCTAACCTCTTGATTAACTTGATTAAGTTGTTGCATTAACTGTTGAGTATATGCGTCAACTGGTTGTTGCGGCTCATTACTTTCATTAAAGTTTACACCATAATCTCTTGCAAGTGTTTGAAACATTTCTCTTTTTTGATGAGGAGTTCCCTTTACAAGCATCATGTGGGCACGACCCAAGTTGTTTATCCATGCGGCAGGGTGTATTCCTTGTGCTTGGAGTTCGGGGACAAACGGGTTAATTGCTTCCTCAAGAGCCTTTGCTCGTTCCGCTTCCGCTTTATATACGCTAACGCCCTTTTTAAACTCGTTCTCTCGTTGGTTAAGGTATTCAAGGTGTTTTTTGCTTTCATCTTTAGATAGTGTTTCGCCCTTGGCTATCTTATCCCATAGAGGTAAAAGGTCTTTCTTCCAAGTCGTAGGCTTTGGTATATCGCTAATCTCAGGCTGTTCTTCGGGCTGTTCGGGTTCATCCGCATCTTCTGAAGTAGCCTCAATGCTCGTTTCCTCTGCCACCGCTTCATCTTCAGCGACAAACTGTCCTTTCTCATTGCGAGCAGGTTCGTCTTGAGAAACTTCCTCTTCCTCATGTTCTTCCTCTAAGGGTTTACCCTCATCTTGTGGGATTTCTACATCTGCCATTGCTGCTTCTAACATCTCTCTGCGGTCTGCCATAATTACTCCTTAACGATAAGTTAGTTTGGCGTAAGCAAGCTCGGCAATCTTGCGTTTACGGGTTTCTTGGTCTTTACGGCTTAATTCCACAGGCTTATGCTGTACAGGTACTTCGTTACCTAATTCAATCATTTTGTGCTGTTTTAAATGGCTTCTATGGTGACTTCGGCTACTAATCCAAGAACCATCAACTTGCGATACATAGCCTTCAATGTCTGACATGACCATCGGTGCGTCTTTGGCGGTCATTTCTTGTTTTTGCTTCCATGCTTCTTCAGCTTCAGGAGTTCCTAGTTTAAATCCCCAAAAATCTAGGTATGATTCCTTATCTGATTTTGTAACTACATGATTTGATTCAGAATATCCACACTTAGGGCAAATCATCACATTCTCCTTATAAGGTCAGGTAATTGGTCATATTCATGGGGTCTTAGGCATACAACAGAGTCGTACCAACGGGCATTTTTCCACCGCCAACAAACAAATTCTTCTTTAGGTAGTAAAACAATGGTTCTAACCCCTAAAGCACCAGCTAAATGAGCCGTACCCGTATCAACAGTTACAACTCCTTTCATAGCTTTCATGTGTTGGGCGGTTTTTACCCAATCTTTCTTCCATCCATCGTCAGGTAGTGGGTTGAATAGTCCGTCAGATTTAGGATTTAGGCTATAACAGTCCTCTCCAACCAATTCTTCAATGTGTCGGTGGTCGATTGACTTCAAGTAATACAGAATTTGCTTAGATGCTTCCCAGTTCACCCCTATTTTGGGTGGGATATTGCTAGGAATAGCGTGTAAATAGCCCTCAGAACCCACTATTTTGTTACGAGTAACGGGGAACATGGCCTTTACAAGAGGGTGAGATAGGGAAATGTAGTACGGCAACGACATAGAGCCTATCCAGTAGTCTGATTGGCTTGCTACGCCCTCATTAGTGCTGTTAGAAAAGACATCTACGCTATGAATCTGCCCCAAAAGGTAATGGAGTGTGCTTTCTTGTAGGACTACGACCTGTTTTGCCCCTAAAGCCTTTAATGCAGGTAAGAATCGGGCAAACATAAGAATGTCACCAAAGCCTTGCTCCATCTGTACTGTGATGGATTTACCCATTAAAGGTTCACCTCGCCATACAGGAATTTTAAAAGTAGGTTCGTAGGGTACGGCTTGTTCGGCAACTATTTCAGGATGCCACCGATACTCAAATAATCGAAAACCTTGCTCATAACGACCTGCGTGTAGGTGGTCATAAGCTAACTTATATTGGGCGTGGGGGTCTAAATTAGTAGTAATATGCTTTCCTCATCGTCTTGTTCAGCAAGGCGTTGAGTTTCAAGTATTGCGAGCCTAGACCTTATTTGGCCTTGTTCTCGTCTTAACTCTACCGCCCTTAGCAACTTGCTTCGTTGGTTTTCAAGGTAGGCGATAGACTGCTCTAGTTCTGTAGTATCAACTGGCGGTATACCAGCCTTAACCTCTTGAATAGATTGTAGTTTATTTTGTTTCTGTTTAGCAACAATTTTTGGTGGGTCAACTAAACCCTTAATTCGAGCTTTACGAGCTTCTCGGTCTGCTCGTTGGGCTTTAAGTAATGCTAGTTCTTTTTCGTGTATCTTTCTTTCTAGGTTCTTTGCCCGTCTAATTTCTTCGGGCGTGAAACCATCATGCGTGTCAGTATAAGGATTGGGGGGTATTTGTCCTATCTGAAACGCATTAATCTGAAACGCTAAGACCTGAAATGCAGTCTGAAACACTAGCAGTCCTCTGCGCCTTCGTAATCGCTAAAGGTCTTTA